ACTGTAGCAGGATGCCCGCGTTCAGCTCGGTCGTGGTGGGCGCCGAGATGGAGGCGATCGAGGGCACGTAGGCGACCCTCGTGTTGCCATCGGCAAGGCTGTCGGCCATCAGTACTCCTCGGTGCTGGTGTCGTCGGTGGGCTCAGCCGGTTCGGGGACCGGGCGGGGCTGGTGTTCGGCCATGGCCGGGTCGGCCTCAATGGGCGGGTCGCACGGCACCCAGCCCTTGAGCGCCCACATGTCGGCCGCGTCGGAGGGGATCTCGGCCTTGCCCTTGTGCTCGTTGTGCTGCATCCAGATGTGCGACATCAGACCCGGCCCAACTCGTAGGTCACCGAGGTGATGAACGTGTGCGTGATCGTGACCAGGTTCGTGGTCCGGTTGATGTTGTTCTGGGTGATGAGGATCGTCTTCGTGGTGGCGTTGGTGACCGTCACACCCGCGACGGTGCCGACGTTGCCGGCGGGCGTGGTGCCGCCGTCGGACACGGCAACGGTGTCGGGTGAGCCACCGCCGTTGATGACCCGGTAGATCAGGCCACCGACAGGTACGAGGTCGCCGGAGATGGTGTCAGAGGCGGACACCGCTGCGGGCGCGGCGAGCAACCCCGCTACGGTGATCGTGGACGGGGTGATGGCAGCCATGAACGGCAACCTCCTCGAGGGTGCTGGTGGGTGATCAGCCGGGCGCTGAGATGAAGCTGAAGATCGAGACCCCGTCCATGACGAGGCGCCCGGTTGCCTCATCCCGGACCGGGGCGAGAACGTCGTCCTGCTGGATCAGGCCGCAGTTGCGCCCGGCTATGACGGGTCGCTGGTTGACCAGCCGGGCCCGGGCCTGCCCCTGCATCACGCGCGCCGCAGTGGCGGTCTCGCCGACGCAGTGACAGTTGAACTCGACGTTGACCGTGATGGCCTGCGCGTCCAGCGCGTTGGCCGCACCGTCGGCGGGCCACTTCACGGTGGTGTAGACCAGCACGTACGGCAGGACCGAACCGACGCCGGGTGCGGGTGCGTTCGCGACCTGCCCGTCGTAGACGGTGATCTCCCCGCCCGCGCGTAGCAGGTTCAGGCCGGCCTGGGCGTGGCTCTCGTCGATCTGGTCGGTCATGACCCGTCCAGCAGGTCCACCGCGGCGTCGCCGACGGCGTTGATGAAGCGGGGTTCCTCTAGGTCCAGGGCGTGTTTCCCGGCCGGGTAGGGCGGGTTGTTGACCGAACCGAACTCGAACAGGTGCGCCAGTGGGGCCTGGCTGTTGGTGGATGCGACACCTATCTCTGCCGACCAGTGCGGGGGGCGGAAGTCCTCGTCGTAGCCGATGCCGCGGACGATGTGCGGGATGCTGGTCGGCTCGTGCTTGATGGCTTCCCAGCCGGCCCGCCAGTCCGTCTTGATGTTCAACGCGCCCCGCCGGACGACCTTCGCGAAGACCTTGTCGGCACGCTCGGGCAGGGTTTCCCAGTCGCGGATGAGTCCGTTGAAACCGACGGCGATGGTGGGCATCAGCTGATCACCTCGTCCATGGCCAGCCGGCGGGCCGACTTCTGGGAGCCGTGGTGCTCGCCGGTGATGTGGTAGATCCGCCCGACCAGCTCGACGTCGTTGACGCAGGTGAGGATCGTGACGATGTCGTCCGGGCGGATGCCCTCCGACCCGACCACCGGCAACTGCAAGGTTGCCGACGCCGACCGGGGTGACGCCTGCCCGACCTCGATCGCGGCGGCCACCCCGCCAGGGGTCTGGACCCGGCACGCGCCCGAGTACAGGGTCTGGTAGGACTTCGTGACCACCGCCGTCAACGGGTTGGTGTCCACGCTGGACACCCGTTTGATCAGACACGTGTCGGCGAAACCGGCGGCCGCGAACGCCCGCGCGCGCGCGAGGACCGAGGACCGGCTCATCCGACCCGGACCAGCCCGGCGCGGCGGGCGTACTGCCGCCGGATCGCCGCCTTCACGTGCGGGGCGAGCTCCATCTGTGCCGACAGCGCCCGCGAGGACGTGTAGGCGACGTTGTAGTCGTCGATGGACTCCGACTGCACACCGGACGGGTTGACGTACACACCCTTGGCCAGTGACAGGGTGGCCCCGCGGGCGAGTTGCAGTTCCTGCGCTCCTGCCGCGTAGCCGTGGGTGTAGGTGATCGCGGACAGGGACGGTTCCTGACCGGTGTACGGGGTGCCGTTGGTGGTGTAGCTGGGTCGCCAGTTCCAGTCCCAGCCCCACGACCAACCCATGTTGTTCTGCCACCCGTAGCGGCGCCACAGCCGGTTGCCGAACACCTTGTAGTCGGTGTTCACCGTCAACGTGACGCCGTCGAGCACCACCGAGGTGACGGCGGTGACGGGGATCTGCGGCAGGTCCAGCCACGAGTCGGTGGTGGACAGGATCGAGCAGGTGTCACCGACGACCTGCAGGATCCGTTGCCGGGCCGCCTCCTGCACGGCCGCGGTGGCGGTCTCGAGCAGGAGGGTCGCGGTACCGGTGTTCAGGGAGGCGAGAGAGACCTGCATCGAGTCGGCCAGGTCCTGCATCGTGGCGAACTGGTCAGCCATCGGTCTCCCTCGCCTCGCCGGTGTGGATCAGGTGAGGACGACGAACGGCACGAACCGCGACACCGTCGGCGTGGCCAGGGTGGCTGGCGCCGTGGTGGTCAGGGCCGCCCCGGACGTGACGGCCAGGTTCAGCTCGCCGGTGACGATCGGCGGGATGACCAGCTGGCCCAGCAGGGTCGGCACCGTGGTGGCCTTGCTCATGATCGCCACCCAGTAGATGCCGGTCTTGCTGATCGTCTGCGCCGTCGCCAGCGCGATGGTCTGCTTCGTGTTCGCCGCCAGCGCACCCGACGTGGCGTCGGCAGACTGCGCGAGCAGGGCCGGCGTGGCGGCGTTGGAGTACAGCGCCACCCATGAGTTCGTCGGGGTGCCGGCCGCGGTGGTGCCGACGAAGTAGCTGACGTTGGTGATCACGTCACCGGCGGCCAGCTTGATCGCGACCGCGGTCATCACCTGGGTGGTGAGGGCCACCGAACCGGAGTCCGACACCGAGTCGTAGCACCCGAACCGGGGCAGGTTCGCCCGGAAGAAGGTGGCCGACGATGCGGGGTTCTGCACGTCCCATGGCGCGAGGACGTCGCGGACGTTGCCGCCGAATAGGCCGAGCTGACTCATGCTGCGCTCTCCTTGCTGGGCGCGGCCGCCTTCTTCGGTGCCGCGGCGACGGGCTCGATGATGTAGCCGGACATGACCATGTGCCGGAACTCGGCCGGGGACGTGTCCTCGTCGAGAACGGGCAGACCGTCGGCGAAGGTGAGGTGACCTTCGACGGTTGCCCGGCCGTCCTGGAACTGGACGCTGCCCACCGCGCCGGTGTAGTCCGGGACCGGCGTGCGGACCAGGTAGGCGGCCATCAGGTCACCGTGATCGACCGCAGTACCCCGGCCGCCTTGGTGTTCTTGAGGCACATCGCGACCGGCCCGATCTCCAGTTCGCCGGACTTCACGGCACCGGCGTGGGCGAAGTCAGGCAGCCAGGTCTGCACCATCGGGATGCCCGAGGCGATGACGCCGTGGAAGGCGTCAAGGCCGAAGGTGACCGCGTACAGGTCGGTGGCGTTGGAGGTGATCGGGATGATCGGGGTCGACCCGTCGTACCGGTCGCCGATGTCGATCATCGTCCAGCCGTTGTACGACTCGACCTGGCGACCCATGTCGTCCTTGTCGTTCGTGTACGACCCGGCGGTGCGCACGATCGACCGCAGCCGGGCGATCATCTTGGTGTTGCCCAGGAGCGCCTTCACACCGGGCGGGACGGCACCGGGCTGGCTGATGTCTCCAGAGCCCATGTGGCTGGGGATGATCAGCGACAGGAAGTCGTCCAGCTCGTCGAGGCGGGTGTTGGCGGTGGCCAGGTTGCCCGCGATCGTCGCGGCCTTCCAGTCCGCCGAACCGGCCACGTAGCCGGCGGTCTTCTCCGTCACGGTACCGGTGAGCGACTTGGACAGACCGTCGAAGCCGGTCGCGTCGACCGAGGTGTCGCCGAGCACCAGTTCCTGCTGAAACCGCACGATGCTCGACGTGGTCAGCTGCGACAGCTGGAACGCGATCTCGTTGGTCTGCTGCGGGCCGAGGTTGGCCAGGGTCCGGTCGAGGGTGAAGGCACCACCGAGCGGCTTGAGGTCCACCGTGAACCGGGTGCGGGTCGCCTGGGTGGGCGCGTACTCGGAGTTGATGGCCCGGAACTGGGCGGAGGCCGCGGTGGTGAGCCGGGTGTAGGCGTAGGTCAGGGTGGCGCCTCCGGAACCCGGCGACACCGAGTCGTCGAAGGGCACGTGGTCCCACAACCACGAGTACCGGCGGAGGTTGTCGATGACGTTGAAGTCGACGTCGTTGAGGGTGTTCACCGCCGCCTGAGCGAGCGTGATGGGCATAGGGGTTTACTCCGTTACGTGATCAGCCGGCCAGCTGCTTGCGCTGGTTGGCGACGGCCTCGGTGAGTGATGTCGCCCGTACGCGGGTTGGCGGTTTCGCGCCCTGCGACGGGTCGGGCCGTGGTGACGACGCCTGGCCGGTGCCACTTCGTGCGGGGTATTTCGCCGCGGCCTCCTGGACCTTGGCTTCCAACTGGGTGCGGAACTCTGCGCTGCGCGGGTCGAGGTCCGACAGGTCGTCCAGCGAGGCGACGAACGCCATCGAGTCGAGCATCGCGCCGGGGTCTCCGCCGTGCGTGCCGGCGGCCCGCCAGACCTGGAGCTCCACGGCTGCGGTCCATGCCTGGTCCTGGGCGAGGGAGATCTGTCGGGTCAGTTCGGCCGGGTCGGGTGGTTCGTCGCCCTTGAGGCCGAGGGCCTTCGCCACGTCGGCGGCGAGGGCCTGGCGGGCTTCGGCGGCCGCGTTGGCTTTGGCTTCGGTGCGGGCCTTGCCGGCCTCGGCGCGGGCGTCCTTGATCTGCTTCTGTGCCCAGTCCGGTAGGGATGCCAGATCCTCAACGGGTGCGGGCGGTGGTGCCGGTGCTGCGGTTGGTGCTGGTGGCTCAACCGGCGCGCCTGGCGTCGGCTGGACGGGTTCGGTCATGAAGGTGCCCTCCTGGAGCACTCGGTGGTCAGGTGCCGGGCTTGAGGAACGCCCTTACGGCGCGGCCGGCGTTCTCGACGTGCTTGCGTGGCGGCAGGGCGCGGTAGCCGCCGCGGGCCTCGGTGGCCTCAGCCCAACGGCGGGCCCACGACTTGTGCGTGGCGAACGCCCATCGCATCTGGGCTTTGCTGGCGAACATGTGCGCACCCGGCACGGTCTACCTCCGGGCATGGTGACGGACCGTCCGGTGAAGACGGTTGGAACGGGGATGGGTCAGTAGGGCAGCGTGGCCGTGCCGCGGATGGCGAGGGAGTCGAGCCGGTTGCCGACGGTGCGCTCCACGATCGCGGAACGCAGGCTGGCCACGCTCGCGCTGGATGCCCTCGGCACCGACAACTCCTTGGCCAGCGCGATCAACTCGGGCTTCTTCAGCCGCGCCACAGCGGCGTGGGCCTGCTCGCGCGTGCTCATGGCCGACAACTCACCACGCGTGATCGATACCGCCGGTTGTGCTGCCTTCTTCGCTGGTGCCGCCTTGGCCCTGGTCATCTTCGCTACAGCAGGAGAGTGGGAGGGCGCGGACGGAGAGCCCTCGGGCGGCAGTGCGTTCGCGGCGAGGAGTTCCTCGCGCGAGTTGTAGCGTGGCCCCTGTCCGGATGCGTACAGGGCTGCGCGGAGGCTTGAGGACTGGGATGCCGGTGGGGGCGCGGATGTGGACGGAGAAGCCAGCCCGCGGCGGGCGGCGTCTTCGGCGGCCACCCGGGCGCGGTAGTCGGCGACGTCTTGATCCATGGCGGCAAAGCGGGTGTGAATGTCCGCCGGTGTGGTCCCATGCTCAAGGCTGATCAGGTGTTGCCGCTCGCCGCCGATCACGACCTCGGCGGCCCGGTCGGCCGGGGTCAGTGCCTTCTGGTTGTTCTCCGGGACCACGAGGCCAGCGTGGGAGCTGCGGATCCGGGTCAGCACGCGGTCGAGGTCTTGGCGGGGCACGTCCGGCCCCACTTCGGCGCGGAGATCCGCGAGACCAACCCAGCCGCCCGGGCGGCGTTCCAGCTTCCGCACTGCCGCGTGGACGCGGTCCACGATCTGCGCCTCGGAGTGCGCGGCCGGCGCCTTGGGCGGTTCGGCCGCGATCCGTTTCGCCTGCTCGACCTCGGGTGATCCGACACCCTGCCGACGCAGCTGCGCCTTGATCTGGTCACCGGACATGGTGCGAGCTTCCGGGCCGATCCACTCCTCCCCGTAGGACTTCAGGGAGTGGGGCTGCATAGTGTCGAGACCATCGGCGTGGACCTCCGGCGAGTGGATGTCACCCCGGAAGCCGCGTGTCGCGATTGAGTCGAGTTGGCGGCCGATAGTGGCGTCGACGATCTCGCGACGGAGATCGTCCGCCTTCATGGTCGTCGGCCGCGCGATGTGCAGCTCTCGCGCCATGGCGACGAGTTCGGTCTTCTTGAGCGAAGCCACCGCTGCATGGCCCTGCTCCCGGCTGGCCATGGCCGACAACTCCCCGGCCGTGATCGACACGGGGACCGCTGCTTTCCCTCGCGCCATCTTCGCTGCTGCGGGGGAGGCCTTCGCCGCCGCTCGCGGGCGCGACGTCGACTCCAGCCGGTCCGCCAGCCGGTGTGCTTCGGCGTGCTGCTGGCGGGCCGCATCCAACGCCGCCGAGTGCTGGCCGGCCAGGTCTCCGCCGCCGATGCCCTTCGAACCGCCGTTCATGACCGCGGACAGGTCCAGGTCCCCGTTTGCGGCGTCGCGCAGGTCCCGGGCCGCCTGTCGTGGCGACTTGCCGGCGTCCAGTTCCCGCTGCACGCGGTCCAGGGTGGCGGCGTCCACGTTCAGGCCGGCGCCGAGGTGGCGGGCATCGATGTGCTTGGCCCCACCGGGAGCGAAGTCGGACCCGACCGCAGCCTTCGGTGCGGTCTTCTTCGGAGCGATGCTCAACCGCTCCATCGCGTCGCGTATCTCGCCGGGGGCGTCGTCGCTGGAACCGAAGCTGGCCATATGGCGGGCAATGGTGTCGCGGCGGTCATCGACCGACTGATCGCGGCCGAGTTGGATTCCAGCATCGCGAGCAATTCGGGAAAGATCGGCGCTCGACACTCCCGCGAGCAGCATCTTGACGCCGTCCATGTTCTGTTGCCACGGATCGCCTGACGAGGCGGGTGCCTGTAGGGCATCCACGTGGGACTGGGCGGCACCCACGTGATCGCCTGCGGGCGCGCGCGAGGCGGTCATCTTCCGCACCGCCGGTGAGGTCGACAGCGGGTGTGCGTCGAAGGACCGGGCCGGTTCCCGCAGCGGGGATGTCACCGACTCCTGCGGCCGGATCTCGTGGCTGCCATCGTCCCAGTGGACCCGCATCGACCCGTCCGGATTTACCGTCGCGACCGTGCCGAGACGCCGGGCGTCCCGGGTGTCGACGATCCGGTCGTCCGGGCGGGGCTTGCGGGTCGGCAGTCGGGACGAGATCACGGAGCCGCCGGCGGTGACGGTGCGGCCCATGGTGCGGCGCATGTCCGCCTCGGGCTCGCCGGGCTTGTGCTCGTGGTCGGGCTTGAGCAGCTTGACCAGGAAGCGGGCGATGCTCTTGGGCCCAACGAACTGGCCGCCGAGGTCGGTGCCTTTCGCGCCGCGCCGTTCGCCGGGGTGAAGGCCCACAGAAACCCCCTCGCGGTCTGTCCTGGGTGGATGGTGCCGCGAGTGGTGCGGGGAACTACCGGGCTTGCGCGTCCGCGTGGGCGAGACCCCACCGCACCCGCAGGACCGGCTGGTCCTTGGTGTACGGGCAGGACGTCAGGGGCATGCTGCTGCGGCCAGCCTGGCGGCCGAGGGCCTGTGCGCGGGCGATCTGCGCGTCGGTCGGGTTCATACGCCGTAATCCCTTCCCTGCCCGGCGAGCCGGGCCCGCTCGATGGCGGCCGGGTTGTCGCCGGTGTGGTGGGCGGTGAACTCAGCGACCGTCGTCCGGCCGCCGTGCTCGGACCACCACTGCTTCAGTTCGTCGCTGGCGTACTTGCGCGCCCGGGCGGCGGGTCCTGACCACAGGGTAGCGGGGTCGATCCCGGCGGCCCGGCCGGCGGCGTTCAGGAGATTCCCGTGCGTATCGTCCTCGGCCTGCAGCACCGCGACGGCGACCTGCTCGAAATGCAGTCTGCGGATGGTCTGGGCGCGGCTCTCTCCGGCGCGGCGTTCCTGGTCGACAAGGTGCAGGCGTTGCTGGCGTTCCAGCTTGCTCACGTCAAGGTCGTGGACCTCGGCGTACGCCTCGACATAACTGCGGCCCTGCGCCACCAACTTGTCGATGCGGCGGGAGTGCTGGTCGTCGTGGACCTCGAGGTGCGGTGTGCCCTCACGGCGCGCAAGTTCCGTGTCGACCCGTGTCAGCGCGGTCTCGAGTTCGTGGCCGCTGAGGGTGTGGGACAGGCGGGCGAACTCGTCGGTGAGTTGCTCGGTGGTCCAGTTGTGCAGGTCGTCGGCCTCGTGCGGTTGCTCGGCTTCGCGGAGCAGGAACCTCGCCACCGACTTGGGGCCGACGAACTTCCCGCCGAGGCTGGTGCCCTTGGCGCCGCGGCGTTGCCCGGGGTGCGCACCCATGGGGCCCCCTAGCGGATGTACCGGTGCAGTTTCAGCAACCGGATCGCATCGTCCCGGTTGTTGCCAGCCTCGATGAAGATCTGCCGCGGGGTGATCCGGGGTCGTTTGCCGGCGGCCTCGCGGGTGAACTGCCGCCCGCCCGCGGTGTACAGCGACCCGGCCCGGTGGATGTTCGTCACCGCGACGATGTCCGCGCCCAGGTCGATGGCGTGCTGCTCGGCCTGCGACCAGCCGGCCGCGGTGCGCTCCGCCGGGCTCAGGTCCGCGTACACCGCCTCCGGGGAGGTCAGTGGTTCCGCGTCCTCCGGGGCGGGGACCATGACGCAGTCGCAGTTCGGGTGCCGTTCGAACCCGGTCGAGTACCGGTACCACCGGCCCGCCAGGATCAGACACCGGTTGCACGTCGGGCCGACGGTGAGCCGGACGTACCCGTCCGCGCCGTGGGTGGTCGTGGCGATCTGGTCCGCGGTCCGGCCGGCGTCGGCGACCTCGGTCCGGACCATCGTGTCCAGCTGCGCCAGCCCGGCAGCGAGGGCCCGGTCAGGGTCCTGCCCGCCCTTGATCCCGACCAGCGCGGTAATGGCCGGCTCGAACAGCAGCGAATGCAGGTCCCGACCGTCCGCGGTGACACCGGCCAGGGCCAGGGCTGCCACCGCATACTCGGCGACCGCGGGCGAGCCCTGCGCCGCCAGGGTCGCCTGCACGTATGGGTCGGCCGACGTGGCCGCGGCCGCCTGCGCGCCGGACACCGTCACCGTGAGGGCGGCGGACTGGCGGGTCCAGCTGGTGGCAATGTTGTTCGGATCGACCAGCCGCCAGCGCCGCTTCGCATCCGCCGACGCCGCATTGGTCAGGGCCTGGCGGTTGGTGTAGTGGCGTTGCGCCGACTCAGGCGGCTGCGCCACTGAGGCTGCCCGGCCGGGCCGACAGTTGGTTCGCGATCTGCGTCAGCGGGTCCTCGGCGGCGGCCTTGGTGTCCTCGGTCTGCATCCGCGCGATCTGCGCGTCGGTGTACCCGAGGTCCTCGCGGGTCTGGCGTAGCGGCACGATCGGCTTCGGCAGGTTGTACAGCTTCACCGCCGCGTCGGCCTTCTGCGCGATCGTCGGCGTCGACGGGTCCCGCCAGATCGTCTCCAGTCGCCGGTACCGGGGGTCCCAGTCGCCGTCCTGCAGCCGCTTCACCAGGCGCATGGTCTGCTCGTAGGCCCCACCGAAGGGGACCTGCTTGCGTTCGGCGCGCTTCACCAGGCGCATCTCCGCCGACCGGATCGAGTCCGCCGATGGCGGGTTCTCCGTGGTCAGGCCGAGGTAGTGCGGCGGCAGGCCGGCGATCGACGCAACCAGCCGGGCCAACTGGTTGATGGTCTGGTGGAAGTTGTCCAGATTCGCGGAGGAGAACTCGAACGTCTTCCCAGTGCCGTCGTCGTCCGGGATGGCAACGAATCGACCCAGCATCGCCTGTATCGCCGTCAGCTTGTTACCGGCGGAGTCCTCGAAGTCGGACGGGGACAGGCCCATGAGGCCGCGGATCGGCAGGGCCACGAACTCGGCCGCCACCATCATGTCGGTGGCGATCTTGTTGGCGGCGTGGACCAGCGGCAGGACGGTCTCCAGCTCCGAGCGGCCCAGCCAGTCGGTGAGGCGGGACCGGTTCACCAGTGGGGCGACCATGACCGTGCCGACCATGTGCTCATCGCGGTCCTGCTCGATGCCGTTCTCGAACCAGTGCGTCGAGTTCGGCAGATACAGGGTCGCGTACTTCACCCCACCGCCACCGGTGATCATCTGCGGCGCCGACGGCAACGACGGAGACGCCTGCGGATCCACCCACCGGCGCAGCGCGGCGCGGACCTGCCGGTTGCGCGGGTCGATGTCGGCGTACATCTCCAACGGTGACTCGAACGTGATCAGCGGCGTGTCCGCGTCGGCCTCGTTCGTGCCGACGCACACGAACGAGCGCCGCATCACCAGGGCGTCGATGCGGCCCAGCTGTGAGTTCTCGTCGGCGTCGTTCTCCTGCCATACCCGCCACAGGTCGTCGTCGCCGGAGTCCTGGTCGGGCAGCCGGAACCCCTCCGGGTCGAGGCGTTCCTCGACCGAGTCCACGACCAGCTGCGCCCACGCGATTACGACCTGCTGGAGCCGGTCGCCGATCTCCCGGAAGATTTCCGGGTGCATGTACGACCGGGCCGAGCGGAGTTCGTACTCGTCGTTGAGGGCCTTCAGCCTCGGCAGCTCGACGTCGTGCTGGCGGGACAGCCGGGCCAACCAGTCGGTCGGGGTCAGGTTCAGGGGCGAGGTCACGCAGCCCCCTTTTACGACATGACGATGAGCTTGCGGCGGGGCTTGGGCCAGAGCTTCCCGGCGGTGACATCGCCGGCGGCCTCGTGCACGAGGATCGAACTGACACAGCCGTCGATCTTCTGCGCCTGGCTCGGCTTGACGAGGACATAACGGCCCTGCGGCCGGGCTGCCTTGCGCGCGTTCCGGACATGCACCGAGGTGTAGGGGCAGTCGTCGTGGGTGAAGTCCGAGTCGGCCTTGTTGATGTCGACGAGCAGGTGCTCGGTCGCCGCGTGCATCTGGACTATCCGGTAGGTCTCCCACCGCAGGACGCGCTTTTCGCCGTGCTGCGCGGCCCAATCATCGATTTCGGTCTTCCAGTCGGGCGGGTCCGCATACATCCGCACGACCCGGTAGAACTCGAACACCTCGTCCATGGCGGCCGCGACCTCGAGACGGGGAACCTGACCGTCGAAGTCGGCGGGATTCCACACGCATGGCCGCTTGTCCGGCCCGTAGGTCGGGGTGAACTGGTAGCCGTCGCGCGTCTCCGCCCGGAGAACGGTCCAGTCGTCGGTGTCCGACCCGTCAAAGCCCAGGCAGATCGGCGTGCCCTTCGCCACGTCCGCCGGCTTCGCCTTCAGGTTCCATTTATCCGACTCGCACCAGGTTCCCTGACCGGCGACGTTGCGGTTGCCGTAGAACCGCTCGGCCTGCGCCGGGTCGCGCTCCAGCAGCTCGGCCGCCTCGGCCTCGATGGCGTCGATGTCGACCCACCACGAACCGGTGTACACATACTTGTGGATCTGCCGGCGTTCGACCTTGTTGCGGTAGCTCAGGTTGGCCGGCGGGCGGCGGTGGTAGCGGAAGATGTCCTTCGCCGCCGCCTCGGTGGTCAGCTGCGCCTGGGACATCTCGTTCGGGTCGAACGCGTTGCTGGTCTCCATCGACCGGCCGCCCATACCAGCCACACCGCGGCGTTGCGTGTCGGCGACCTTCGTCATGCCGTTGACCTTGGTGTACAGGCCCGACTCGTCCTGCAGGACGAATGTCACCGGCTGCCCCAGTCGCGACTGGGCCGAGGACGTCACCACGTCGATCTGGCCATCGTTCGGCAGGTAGATGAACTCCTTGCCGACGCGGACGATCGCGCTGAGCGGGCCGAGTTTCAGCATCGCCGACAGCGGCCGGAACACGTTGTCGGTCTGGTCCTCGGCGGTCGCGGTGAGCTGGATCAGTGGCGTCGGCCACGGGATTCCCATGGGCTCGCCGGGCTCGTACTCGTAGACCCACCCGCACTGGCAGCCGAAGTCGCTGCAGACGTAGGCTTCGCCGCCCTCCGCCCACCCGGCGAACAGTGCCGGCCCGAGCGCCTCTAAGCAGATCTGCGTCGCCGACCAGGGCCCCTTGCCGCACTTCTGCGGGCCGATGACGAGCGACCGGCGGTAGTGGAAGGCCGGCGCCAGGACCGGGTTCTCCGGCCGCCACACCGCGGTCGGCTTGACCCGGTAGTGATTGGCGGTGCACCACAGCTGCCAGTCGGCCATCTCGTAGTGGGCGCCCTTGTGGAACCCGTCCGGGACGATGCAGTGCTGCCAGATCCAGTCAGCGCCGAGGAAACCCAGCGTGGGGAAGTCGACGAAGTACTCAGGCGGTGTCGCCACCGGCCAGGACCGTCAGTCGGGTCCGGGCCGCAGCCCTCGGCGCGACCGCGGCGCCGGGCAACACAGCCTCGGGCGCCCGGTTGACCTTCCAACGGTTGGCGCGCATCCCTGGCGTCGTCAGGCCCAGCGAATCCGCCATCTGCCGCACCAGCGTGCCGAGGATGATCGGGCTTTTCGGCCGCTCCGACTCACCCAGTCGACGCACGTACAGCGCAACCTCGAGCTCCTGGGCGAACCGCTCCCACATCAGCGCCTGGGGCATCGCCCACAACCGCTCCCAGAGCTCCATCTCGCGACTCGACGGGGACACCAGCGGCCAGATCGGGGGCTCGCCGGGCCTGCCTGAGGCCGGAAGCTCGATCCACTCGCCTGCATCGCGTTCACGGGCCAGCGCGTTCGGGTCCGGCGCCGGGCCGGAGCGCACGCGAGCGCCACCACTTGCCATTTGATCACTCCAGTAGCCGCGCCTGGCGGCGATGGATGTCACTCTGAGTTACCCGAAGCGGCTGCCTCAGGGTCTTGAACCTCCCGGACCAGGGAAAGGCC